TGATAGAACAAACACAACAACTGAAGAAATATATACTTTTTAATTATGAGACACAATCCTAATACGTTTCCTGTACAAAAATTACCTTTATCTAAGAAAAATGATGAATGGAAGGAAACATGTGTAGACTACGTTATTGGTTCTGGGGAATCTGCTAGAAATGGGCAAGACAGAACTAGAGTCGATGAAATGCAAACTTATTATGATCTTTATAATAGTATTTATAATGAAAAAGATCTAAAGTACGTTACCAATCCATTTAAACAAGATGATGGATTTCCAGCAACTGCTCAAGATTATAATATTATTAGACCTAAAATAGATTTATTAATAGGTGAAGAAACTAAACGACCATTTAACTTTAAAGTTTGTCGTACTAGTGATATTGCAACTAGTGAAGTACAAGATAAGGCAAAACAGATGCTTTTAGATTATGTACAGGCAAGCATGATGGCTAAAATGGGTCCAGAAGAACAACAGAGATATCAGGAAGCATTACAGTCTGGTGAAATAATGCAACCAGAATCTATTCAAAGATATCTTACTAGAGATTATAAAGATATTGCTGAGACTACTGCATATCATACTATAAATTACCTTAGACGTAAAAATAACATCGATCATGAGTTTATTAAAGGTTGGAAAGATGCTTTAATAAGTAGTGAAGAGATTTATTATATTGGTATTATTAATGGGGAACCTATTCTTGAGAAAGTAAACCCATTATATTTTGATTATGAATCTTCCGCTGATCTGGAGTTCATTCATGAAGCGTCATGGTGTTGTCGTAAGATGTTTATGTCTTACTCTGATGTATATGATCGTTTCTATGATAAGATGACTGAGAAACAGTTAGATGAAGTATTAGATTTGATACAAGGTAAGCCAGGAAGTCGTGGGGATGATCGTGGACCAAAGGATGATTACAATCATATAAAGATGCATATTAATCATACTCCATTTGAAAGTGGGGATACTATTACTGTGTATCATGTTTGTTGGAAGTCATTTAAAAAGATTGGTTTTGTTACTATTCAAGATGAAAATGGTGAACAAAAAGAAATTAAAGTTGATGAAACTTATAAGCCAATTGGTAATGAAATTAGTGTTGAATGGGATTGGATTATAGAAGTATGGGAAGGTTATAGAGTTGGCGATGATTTATATATTGGTATACAACCAGTAGAATATCAACACATTTCTGCAAGTAATCCTAATGCACAAAAATTACCATATACTGGTGCAGTCTATAGTAATACTAATAGTAAACCAAGATCATTAGTTAGTATAATGAAACCATTACAGTATATGTATATTGTAGTATGGTATCGTTTAGAGATGGCTATGGCACGTGATAAAGGTAAAGTTCTTACTATAGATATAACACAGATACCAAAAGGATTAGGTATAGATGTTAATAAGTGGATGCATTACTTATCAGCATTAGGTGTTAACTTCGTAAACCCATATGATGAAGGTTGGGATATACCTGGTAGAGAAGGTGGTAAACCTGCCCAGTTCAATCAGATTACTGCAGTAGATTTAACTATGGCAAATGTTATAGATCAATATATTAATCTTATGGCTAAGATTGAAGCAATGATCTCTGAAATATCTGGAGTAAGCCCTCAACGAGAGGGTACTATATCATCTAATGAATTAGTTGGCAATGTTACGAGAGCAGTAGTACAATCTGCAAATATTACAGAACCTTTATTTTGGTTACACAATCAAGTAAAGAAACATGCTATAACAATGTTGTTAGATACAGCAAGAGTTGCTTGGAGAAATAATAGTAAAGAATCCTTAAACTATATACTTGATGATACCACAAGGGCTTTTATAAAATTCTCAGATGATTTCTATTATGAGGATATGGATATTTTTGTTTCAGATAGTACTAAAGATCAACAAGTTGTTGAACAGTTGAGAAATCTTATGCAACCAGCTATGCAGAATGGTGCAACCTTATTAGATGTTGCTGAGATTATGACATTGGATAATACTACGTTGATTAAGAATAAACTTGAAGAAATTGAAAACAAACGTATCCAACAACAACAGGCAATGCAAGATCAACAGAATCAACAGCAACAAGAACTTGCTCAAATGCAGAATCAATATAAGGAAGCAGAACAAATGCTTAAACAAGCTGAATTAGATCTTAAAAAATATGAGATTGATTCTAAGAATGCTACTGCCATTGCTACTGCAGAAATATCTGCTTATAGAGGTGCACAAGATATGGATTTAGATCAGAATGGTATTCCAGATCCAATTGAAATAGGGAATCAAGCAATCGCACAACAGAAAGTTAATTCTGAACATGTTTCAAAACAAATGGAACTTGATAATAAGAAACGTGAAATAGAATACAAGAAAGAAGTTGAGTATAAGAAGATTGAAGCACAGAAGAGATCTGATGAAATTAAGAACACTATCGAACAAGAAAGAATATCTTTAGAAAATAGAAAGTTAGAGGTTGCAAAACAATTACAAGAATCTAAAGATAAGGCTGCATATAAGAGAGAAGAACTGAAAGCAAAGACGGCAATGAAAAATAAAACCGTTGGAGAAAAATAATAATTTAAAATTTAATATTATGGCTTGCGGAGGTAAGAAAAAAGGTGGAAAAGGTAAAGGCGGCAAATAGTAATGAGTGCCTTAAGTAAAGCAAAAGCAAAAGTTGCTTCTTCTAAAAAGAAAGGTAACTATGTTGGATTTAAAGCTTTAGCTAAGAAAACTTCACCAGCAATAGCTGCCGCTATTGGTAGAAAGAAATATGGTAAAGCAGGTATGGCCGCTTTAGCAAAAGCTGGTAAAAAAGCAAAATAAATTTATGAAAGAATTTATGAATAAACTTACTAATTTTATGAAACAGATGTTATCATCTAATAATGAAATTAGTTCTAAACGAGTGTCAGGTTTTACTGGTTGGTTAGCATTTATAGGGATTTGTATCTATTGTACAATCGTAAGATGCCAAGCACCAGTAATAACCGATACTTTGGCAATATGTAGTTCGGCATTATTAGGTCTGGACAGTATTACCGCAATTTGGAAACGAAAAACAACAATCTAATTAAATATAATTATGGAAGACAATAGTAAAAAAGGACTATTAGGTGGATTTGAAGCAATTTTTAACGATGACTTTACTCCAAGTGAAGATAAAGAAGATTCTAACGCTAAGGTAATAGAAGACGCAGCGGAAGACTTTGATGATGATGAATTACCTAACAAGAATAAACATTCTAAAGAAGTAGAAGAAGAGGATATTGAGGATGATGAAGAAGAAGACGAGGAAATTATCGAACCTACTAAAACAAAGTCTAAAAAAGAACCTAGAGTAAAAGAGCCTGAGATTGAAGATACTGAAGAAGAAGACGGCGACGATGAAGTAGAAACTACTGCAGTATCTAGCTTATTTGATTCAATTGCAGAACAACTAGGATGGGAACTTGGTGAAGATGAAGAGAAACCAAAAGATGCTGAAAGTATTGTTAAGTATTTTCAAGATGTTATTGAAGAAAGTTCTATACCAACTTATGCTAATGAAGAAGTAAAAGCATTAGATGAGTTTGTACGTAACGGAGGTAATCTAAAAGACTTCTATAAGATTGGATCTGAATTAGATATTGAAACCGCTGATATTGAAGATGAAGAAATTCAGAAGAAAGTAGTTGGCAATTATCTAAGAGAAAAAGGTTTGAATGAAAAGCAAATAGAACGCAAACTTATTAAATATGAGGATGCAGGTATTCTAGAAGACGAGGCTAATGATGCTTTAGAGGCGCTTAGAGAGATAGAGGTACAAAAGAAGGAACAGCTATTAGAAGATCAGAGAAATGCCTCAGAGGCCTCTCAAAAGAAGCAACAAGCCTTCTATAGCAACGTTGTCGAAGAAATAAATGGTATGAAAGATGTGCGTGGTATTAAAATACCAGATAATGATAAGAAAACATTATTAGAGTACATATTTAAACCAGACGCGAATGGTGTTACTAAATATCAAAAGGAATATGCCAAGAGTGTTAAAAATTTAATTGAGTCAGCTTATTTTACAATGAAGGGTGATGCATTACTTAGTGCAGCCAAGAATGAAGGTAATAAATCTGCAATAAAGAACTTTAAAGAAAGTTTAAGAACTGCACCAGTTGGTAAGACTCGAAAAGTAATCTCGGATACAGGAAAAACTTCTATTTGGGACACAGTGGCACAACAACTAACCACAAAAAAATAATTAATTAACTTAAATTACTAGTATTTTATGGATAATGGAATTCTAAACAATCTACAACTTTATAAAGGAAAATGGTTTTCAGATCTTGTAGACGAAGCTAAGATATCAGAAGCTATGGGCATTAAACCATATGAAATCTCAACAATTGTTTCATATGTTTTTGGTCAGAAAGATGATGGTGGTAGCACTTCTCTAGATATGATTACAGGTGGGCTTGGTAACCAAATAACAATCGATCAACGTATGTTCGAGTGGAAGGTTATGATCGACTCAGATAGAGCTGTAACAATTCGCTCTGCAAAATGGCAGGGAACTGAAATTACTTCAAGTACTGCTGACACAGTTATGGCTGGTCTTGGCAATACTCCAATCCAACTTTGGTTGGAAGACAAATGGTTTGGACCAGGTGCAATTATAGAGTTTGATAATAAAGATTTTCAAGTTCGTATTGCTTCTGAACCTTATCAGGATGGTAACGAATGGGTTTATACTTGTTTCGTTGCAGATGGACAATCTAGTTCATATATTCCTAATGAATATTTATTGCCAGGTAAACAAGTATCTCGTGTAGCTTCTGCTTACGAAGAATACTCTGAACAAGGTGATATCTTGAACTATAATACTCATTTCGCAATGAGAAATCACTTGATGATTACTCGTGTTGATTATGATATTACTGGTTCTGCTTACTCTACAGTAATGGCTATCGCATTGAAAGATCCTAAATCTGGAAAGACTTCTTACTTATGGGCTGACTATCAAGAATGGGTAGCTATGCGTGAATGGTATAAGAGATCTGAAAGACTTTTGATGTATGCTAAATCTAATGTTAAACCAGATGGTACAACTGACTTAGTTGGTGCTAACGGTCGTCCAGTTTATATTGGTGCAGGTTTACTTCAGCAAATTGCTCCTTCTAACAGACGTACTTATACAGAATTGACTGCTGAATTACTTGAAGATTTCTTATTTGATCTATCTTATAATATCTTAGGAACAAACGAACGCAAGTTTATTGCTCTTACTGGTGAGATGGGTATGAGAGAATTCGATAGAGTTCTTAAGATCAAGACTGCTAGTATGCAGTTGACAGATACTGTATTCGTTACAGGTTCTGGTCAGAACTTAACTTTAGGTGGTCAGTTTACTACATACAAAATGACCAATGGTATCGAGTTAACCTTGAAACATTTCCCATTGTATGATAACACTACTTATAATCGTCAGTTACACCCAGTTACTAAGAAACCTTTGGAATCTTATCGTATGACATTCTTAGACTTAGGTCGTAGAGATGGTGAAGCTAATATCGTTAAGGTAGTTAGAAAAGATCGTGGTTTTGTACTTTGGAATACTGCAGGTTCTGTAGCACCAGGTGCAGGTTATGGTAAAGCTGCTTCTACACTTAGAGCTAATGCAAAGGATGGTTATTCAGTACATATGTTAGGTGAAATGGGTATCATGTTACGTGATCCTCGCGCATGTGGTGAATTGGTAATGGAGTCAGAAGACTAAAAATAACAGTAATATGTGGGGTTAGAAATAACCCCCATATTCTTTTTTATAAAAACTTATGGTTGAAAAATCTATAATTAATTAAATTATATGGAAGTTACACTAAGATTTAAAAGCATTGACCCATGGGCAAAGGTCACTAAATATAAAGATTGCCAAGATTATATTGCAACTTATTGGACAAGAAGTGGAAATAAGTACACTGGGCTTACTCCAGAAGATGCAGAGAGATTAGAAAAAGCGTGTGGTTATACTGAAGGTACATTATCACCGTTTAGTGAATTTTGGAATACATTTGCGGTAAAGTTAGGAGTTAAAGGTCTTACTTTACATACAGAAAGAGCCGTTGATGAGTTACAGTATTTGTTCTTGAAAGGACATAAGAGAGTAGCAAATGGTGTATCAAATGTTAGACCAGGTCACAATTACATATTGGTTAATAAAGACTTTGAAGCAGAAGAACAGAACAAACTTAATAAAGTTAAACGTGAAGCTTTTGCTGCATTTAATAAAATGTCACTTGATGATATGCGTAAATGTCTTAGACTTTATGGACACAAATCCGATACTTATAGTAATGAATTAGTAGAAAGTAAATTGTTTGAAACAGTTGAAAATAATCCTGATCGTTTCTTTACAGTATGGGTAAATAACAAAACAAAGGATACTCAGTACTTACTTGAGACTGCTGTATCTAAAAATATTATTCGTAAGAATAGAACAAATTATATGTATGGTACGGATATGATTGGTAATACTATCGATGATGCTATTTCTTATTTAGATAATAAAAAGAATCAGGATATTAGACTTACTATTATGTCAGAGATAGACGCAAAATAAATTATGAATATAAACGATTTACATCTTGCATTTAAAGTAGAATTAGACAAGAATTCTAGTGGATACGCATTCGCTGGAAATCCTGCTTTCTTACCTGGTGAAATAGATTACTGGTTAAATAAAGCACTTATTCAAACTGTAAATACTAAGTTTACTGGTAATAATAAATTACAAGAACCTTTTGAATCTAGTGTAAAACGTAATGCGGATCTTGAAAAATTAGTAAAAACAGATACTGGTTTAACATTGTTAGTTAATCCTAATAGTAATACTTTACAACTTAGTGATTTTAGTACAAATAGCGTAATAGTAGACGGTACTGTTAGAATGTTTTATGTACAATCAACTTTAGTATTTGGTAGTAAAAAAGCAAATATTGATTTGATTAATCATGAACAATCAAAGAAGTTCCTGAAGACTTATAACAATAATCCTTGGATTCCAGAACCTGTTGCTACGCTTCATGATGATAAACTTACTATATTTATAGATAATACTACAATGACTGGTACGTTTACATTAGAATTAACTTATGTAAAGAAACCAACGAAATTATCATATACAGATACTACAGAGTTTACAGAGTTACCTGATTATGTATATAATGAGATAGTTTCAACTGCGGTAGCACTTACCTTAGATAATATTGAATCTAAACGAATAGAAACAAAATTACAATTAAATACATTAACTGAATAATTATGACCGCAAGAGAAATGCAAGTTGAATTCGAAAGAATTATAACTCTAATGAATTCTGATTTTGAATTAAAAGAGAAATTGACATCAGATACTATATTTGCTTTTTTAAATTCAGCACAGGAACGTTTTATACGTAATAACTATCTTCTTGAAGATAATGTACAAGATGGTACTAGAGCACAAAAGAAGAATGCAGATAGTTTAAAAGGACTTATTACAAGAACTACATTAATATTAAATAGTGCGGTTACTGTTACTCCAGTTGTAACTGAAGTTGCATATTCTACTGGAAACTTAGATAGTATTGTTATTTCTAAAGATATTAATGATGTTGTGACTGGTAAAGTTACTACAGAATATGGTAATATGTATTTAGTAGGAATTGATCAGAAACAAAAGAAAACAGTTACTACTTATACTTATGCTTCAGATGTAGATGTATTTAATACAGATAATACTTCAGCTAGAGTAAAATTACCTACTAATTATTTCTTATATATTAGATCTAATAGTTTAATTTCTAAAAATTATAAGATTGATACTGAAATAGCAGTTGAATCTGATTTTGTAATTACTCCAAATAAGACTATTAGAGAAGATGATGTTGAAAAGATAATTTCTACATTCTATAATAAAACAATATTACGTAATCCATATGTAGTATTAAATTCAGGTAATGAAGCAGATGCCGTTAACAATACTTACATTAATGTGATACATGATGAATATACAACTATAAAGAAGTTGGATTTAGTTTATTATCGTAAACCATTAAAGTTTGATGTAATTGATGCAGATAATATTGTAATATTAGATACTTGTGAATTACCAGAAAATGTTCATAGAGAAATCGTTGAGTTAGCTGTAGATATGTTTATAACTGAAGCTAAATATCGATTGAATATGAAACAACCAGAACAAAATAGATAACAAATGAAATATATAGATTTACAAATTGCCTTTGAACTTGAAATCAATAAATTTGATGATGCTCTTACTAAACCAAAATCAGATGATATTGAGTATTGGTTGAATATTGGCTTAGATAAGTTTGTAAAAACTAGATATTCTGGAGTAAACTATAAAAGTGAGGGTTTTGAACAATCTCAAAAACGTATTGATGATTTAAGAACATTAGTTACTTATAAATTATATCAATACCCACCAGATAACGTTTATAATTTTACATATGTTTTTAGATATGCAACGTCTATTACACAGGAACAATTAGATTCATCAGATTATCTGACTATAGATAAAAAATATGGATATATAGAATATCTTGTAACTATTCCTACAGACTATATGTTTGCGTTAGGTGATGACACATATATTGTTAGTAATGATAATAATTGGCCTATTACAGTTGATGGTAATTTTATACCAAAACGAGTTCCCGTATTAGAAGTAACTTCTGAAAACATTACTGAAAAACTAAATAATAGTCTATCTGAATATAGGTTGCATGGAAATTATGCTAGACCATTGCGTTTATTCGTAAATAATAAAATTTCTCTAATTAGTGATGCTAATTATATTGTCGAAGCATATCTTTTAACTTATCTTAGAAGACCAAATAAAATAAATCTTAGTACTACTCCATTTGAAGAGTATATTGATATGCCAGCGCATACTCATACTGAGATCGTTAAATTAGCTGCACAAGCTTATTTAGAAAATCAAACTAATCAAAGATATAACTCATATTCAAATGAGATTTCTACTATGGAATAACCATAGTAAAGAATTAAGTCTAACGCGGAAATGATGAAAAACTCAAAGTAGAAAGACTAATTATTGAACTTAACGCGTAAAGTTCAATTACAAAAAATAATTATTATGCTTAATCACGTAAATACCGTATTAATCGGTTCAAATTGTCCAGCATCATATACTAACGTTGCTGCTTTAGCTACTGGCGATGTAGCTTTATTTGACGAAAACAAGAAAATATTAACTAGTACTAATGCGGCTGCTGCTGCCAAATCAATTTATGTAGGTGTAGTTAAAGGTACTGAATCTGTTACAGATAATGCTGGTACAGTAAGTACCGTTAAAGTTCTTGCTTATTCAAATGAAATCCAGAAAGGTTCTAAACCAAACCTGGTTTATTCTGATTATGTTGCTGCTACAGAAGATGTTATTTCTTTTAACCTAGCATCAGTAGTTCCTACAGTTGGTGATAGATATGTTCTTCGTGTCATTTATAATGACATCTTTGAACATCCAGGACAGTTTACTCATACTTATGAAGTAATTGCAAAAACAACTACTCCTGCTGATCTAGTTACTGCTTTCAAAGCAAAAATCAATAAACATACAAATCGTAGAGTTAACGCTACTAATGTAGTTGCTACAACTTTAGTAATCACTGCAATGTCAAAAACTGACAATGAAGGTCTTGATTCTTTGAATTACTACTCTCAGGTTTCTATGGATGCTACTATGTATTCTCAAGATTTAGGTTCATTTATTTTAAACCAACCTACTGCAATTCCTAATTTAACTATTTCTAAGACTCAAGGTGGACCTGGTAAAGGTAACGCTAAGATCATTAGAGATCGTGAAAATGCAGCGCTTGGTTATAAAGGTATTATCAATCGTATGTATTGGCCAGTTATTAAACCAACTTTGACAGTTGATTTAACTGCTACTTATGATACTTTGGTAATTGAGAATGAAAATCATTACTTGAGTGATGATAATCAATATATCAAAAATACTCCACTAGCTACTGAACTTTATGTTAAAGCTGGTGAATTAATTACTGATGGTGAAACTCCAACAGATTCTATATTAAAAGATATGATCGAAGCATTCATTGCTGTAGCTTAATCTTTTTAATGAAGAGTTAACCAAACAAAAGGGGAGGGAGAAATCCTATCCCCTTTTTTAATATAAAAAATATGGATAGTGAAACAAGTCTAGCTATACAAGCTATATATAATGAATTTAATAAATACTGTAGTAAGACTACATATGCTTCTTTAAATAATACAGTAACTTCTTTAACTAATAGAATTGTTACTTTAGAGAGTACAATATCTACATTACAGACTACTATTCAAAAGTTAAATAAGTTAACAGAATTATTAGATGTAACTGTTGTTGATATAAAAGAAGGTGATATTTTACAATATAGTAATAATAAATGGCATAATATTAAACCTAGTTTGGTAATTACTGATGAGGTAAATGCTTTATCGTTAAGTGCATTATCAGATGTTAAAATAACAACTCCAACTAATGGTAATTTATTGCAATATAATATTACTGATCATAAATGGGTTAATGTTGCAGGTACTACTTCAGATATAACATCTTATGCTCAAATTAGAGCGTTCTCTGATTATAGTAATTATTTTAATACAGACGTTGATACTAGACTAAGTTCATCCACTGTATTTGACAATAAATATGTGGCTATAAATAATGGTACAGCAATAGGGTTAACTGTAAAATATGATGCAAACACTGTAGTACTTACTACTAAATCTACTGGAGTGGATATAACTGGTAATTTATTAGCGAGTGGTGAATTAACTGCATATAAAATTGCATAAAGATTTATAATATGATTAAAAATAACCAGTACGTAGTAGATCGTTTATATACTGACATTGTTACAACACCTATCGTTAATGAAGATGGTACTACGGTTGTTTATAATAATGTCAGTAGTGGATTAACTGCAGAGCAGGCATCAAAATTAGCTAATATTCAAGCTGGAGCTGAAGTTAATCAAAATACTTTTTCATTTATAGTATTACCTTCTGGAACGATAACTACATTATCTGCTATTAGTAAGACCGATAGTCTAAAGATATCTGGAGTATCACCAATAAATATTACAATTGATGAAAATAGAAACTTAATATTTTCATTAGACAATACATCTCCAACTATGCATCAACATGCAAATATGGATGCTTTAAATTTATTATCAGTAGTTGATGGTAAATTACAGATAACTGGGGATGTGTATTCAACAGGTGAAATGTCAGCATATGGTATAGGTAGTAGTGGTTCTGGAATAGTTATGGAATTAAAACAACTTGCAGATGTAAGTGATGATTTAAATCCAGTAAATGCTGATTTATTATTTTATGATACTTCTATAAGTAAGTGGATTAATAAACCATCTAGTACTATTACCCCAGATTTAACTGGTTATTATACATCAATACAGACTAATAATGCGATATCTACAGCAATAGCTAATTTAGTTAATTCTGCACCATCTACTTTAGATACATTAAATGAATTGGCAATAGCATTAGGAAATGATCCTAATTTTGCAACAACTATTACAACTCTAATTGGTACAAAGTGGACACAAGATAATACTAAGATATCTAACTGGGATACTGCTTATACAAAAGTACAAACTTTTGATAGTATATTATCTCATTTTAGTATTGTAAATAATAAATTACAAATCGATATAGATACCTATTCAACTGGTGAACTAAGTGCTTATGGCGCAGGTATAGGTAGTGGTGGATCTGTTTTAGAGTTAAAACAATTAGTTGATGTAGCAGACACATTAAGTCCAGTCGATAAAGACTTATTATATTATGATGGAACACTTGGAATGTGGACTACAAAAGCATCTTCTAGTTTAGAGGTTGATTTAACAGAAATTACAGCTAAGATACCAAACTGGGATTTAGCTTACACTAATACTCACACCCATGCGAATAAAGCAATACTGGATGCAATAACTAGTACTAATATTCCTGCTATTGGTCATTTATTTTTATCTGGTTCTGGAACAGAAGCTGATCCATATTTTCTATATACAGAT